CTTGGTTTTATCGTAATCACATCAATGTTTGGCGAATGGATCGTCAGTCGAGAAGTTAACGGGTTCCTCCAGCTTTTAAGTTTCGTTGGGGTGTGTGGAATCTTTATTTATATAGTAAACGAAACAATAAGTATTTTATTTAAAAACAAAAAACAAAATGATTAGTACTTTAATTTTTATCGCAGGAACAGTAATTGCTGCCATTATTGCATTTACCACAAGAGATCGAATGCACACAGTGCACCATGACGATTATTACGATCGGGACGTTAAGAAGTTTAATAGCAGTTGGCTATTCAAACCCATCGGAGTTTTTATTTTAGCTCTTTTAATTTCAATCATTCAGCCATTTGCATTGGATCGAGTAGACGCAGGTCACGTAGGTATCAAAGTTAACTTGACTGGAGATAAACGAGGAGTATCTAGTTATGAATACAAGACAGGCTGGGTATTATATAATACGTGGACCGAGCAGATGCTAGAGTTTCCTACTTTTCAGCAACACATTGAATACAAAGACCAGACGGTTATTACTAAGGGAGGATTTGCGGCTTCAATTAAACCAAGCTTCAACTATTCTCTTAAGCCGACCGCAATCGGTAACATGTTTGAAAACTTAAGATTAGACATAAAACAGATAGAACAGGGCTGGTTGATGAATGCAATCGTTAGCTCAGTGAATGATGTTGCTAATAAATGGGAAGTAGATGCAATATTCAATAAACGTGAAGAATTTGAAGCAGCGATCGTTGCTGAATGTAACAAGCGTTTATCTAAATGGTTTTCAGTATCACAATTAAGAACTAATATAACTCCACCTAAAGCATTGCAACAGGCAATTGAAAGCAAGACAAAGGCAGTACAAGAAGCTCAAGCAGCAATGCAAAGAAAACTAGTTGCGGAAGCTGAGGCTCAAGAGAAGATTGCAATTGCAAAAGGCGACTCAGCTAAAGTCATAATTGATGCACAGGCACTGGCTCTAGCTATGAAATTAAAACAAAAAGAGATCACGCCGCTTTATGTTGAATACCTAAAGGCTCAGTCTTGGAATGGAGTACTTCCAACGACAGTAGCTGGTGGTTCTGGAACATTCCTAAACATAAAATAATATGGGTATCGCAAAATTAAACCTTACAAATCCGAACGATTCGGATATTAAATTCAAGATCTCCCGGTTTCCTGATGGACAACAAACTGTAGATATCGAATCTGCACCAATGTATATCAATGGATTAGATGTTAAGATCTATTCTCGAATGAATTCTTTTCGTGATATCGAATTGATTATTGCTGCCAATCAAGCTCTTAGAGAAATGGCGGTAGGAACCGTTACCTTATATGTTCCTTATTTCTTGGGTGCACGCTCGGATCGTAAATTTCAACAAGGAGGAACCAATTACTTAAAGCAAGTGATTTGTCCAATCATCAATGCACAAAAATTCGACCGTGTGATTGTTTTAGATCCACATTCAGACGTGCTCGAAGCCTGCCTAACCAATTTTGAAAAGATCAATAACTTTAAGATCGTCAAGCAGGCGTTAACCGATATCGATAATCGAAACGACGCTCGAGACAGAATATGTTTGGTTTCACCGGACGGTGGAGCTTTAAAGAAAATCTATGATATCGCACACGAGTTTAAAATCCATCATCTTGTTACGGCAATGAAGCATCGTGACATTCAAACTGGAAAAATCAATCACACTGAAGTTCCAAATCTGCCAGTCTCTGTTGATGGTGAAAAAATGAAATATGTTATAGTTGATGATATCTGTGATGGAGGTAGAACATTCACTGAATTGGCAAAAGCAATTCATGCCCAGCAACCGGAAGCTAAACTTTACTTAATCGTAACGCATGGAATCTTTTCTGCAGGATTTGAAGATCTGAGCAAATACTTTACTACGATTTACACAACCAATTCTGTAAAAGATATCAAAAATGTATTTGGTGGTACTGATGCGGAAAGAGCTGCAAAACAAATCGTAGAACAATTCAATGTATTCTAATGAAGATAATCAAACCTCCTCACTCAATATCTAAAAACTACGATAGACGAACCAAAAGAGTGTTTTTAGCCGGCACTATAGAGATGGGAAATTCCTTTAATTGGCAGAGCCAGGTTGAAGAAGCTCTAATCAATACTGGGTGCACGATACTTAATCCACGTAGAGAGGCATGGGATTCAAGTTGGGAACAAAAGATCGAGAGCCCACAGTTTTATCAGCAAGTCAATTGGGAATTGGATGCTCTTAATAAATCTGACTTAATCATCCTGAACCTCCTGCCTGACTCCAAATCACCTATCTCTCTTCTTGAATTAGGATTATACGCTAGCAGTGGAAAGTTACTGGTATGCTGCCCAGATGGATTCTGGAGAAAAGGCAACGTTGAGATCGTGTGTGAGAGATACGACATTCCACTATACGACAGCCTAGACGATCTTTTAAATTCACTTACGATAAATCAAGCTATAATAATATGAAAGAACAAAAATTTTTAATTATTGATGATGCATCTGAAGTAAATTCATACTTACGTGATGGATGGGAAGTAATTTCGGTAACCGCACAACACGTTGCAGCAGCAGGATCGCATAGCTGGTCAGAAAAACTTGAAGGTAAATTTGCAGTAGTAATTCAAAAACAAAAACAATAAATATGAATCCTTTATTATTAACTGATGGTTATAAAACATCACATAATAGACAGTATCCAGAAGGAACTACTCTAGTCTATTCAAACTTTACACCACGCTCTAACAAGTACGCACCGAAAGGATGTGACGAAGTCGTAGTGTTTGGAACACAGATGGTCATGATGCAGCTTCACGAGATGTTTCAAAAAGATTTCTTTGATAAACCAAAAGATGATGTGTGTCGTGAAATGAAACAAGAATTGTCAATGTATTTGGGAACAGAATATGACGTTTCGCACTTTGAAAAGCTACACGACTTGGGTCACTTGCCGATCCATGTTAAATCTCTACCTGAAGGAACCAAGGCACCGATTAAAGTTCCGGTACTTACGATCTATAACACGCATCCGGATTTCTATTGGATAACAAATTACTTGGAAACGATCCTTTCAAACCTATTGTGGAAACCAATGACATCAGCAACAATTGCTCACCAGTACAGAAAAGTATTGACTGAGTGGATGTTAAAGACAGATAAGAGCAATGTTTCATTCATTGACTGGCAAGGTCATGACTTCTCAATGAGAGGAATGGACTCAGTAGAAGCAGTAATTAGTTCTGGCTTAGGTCACTTAACATCATTCTGGGGCACCGATTCATTACCAATAATCTATGGTGCTCGTAAATACTATGGTGAAGAAGGTTTCTTTTGCGGATCAGTTCCAGCAACAGAACACTCTGTAATGTGCGCTGGGACTGGAGATATGGAAGCACGATTAAAAAATGGAGAATACACTGAATTAATTAAAGAATATTATTCTTTTTAAAATTTTGACAATCATCTTTATTCCAATCATGTATTTTTATCATATGACTATTGAAATTTCCACCATCTAAATTAGATTTACTACAAATGGGACATACATATTTTTTTCTATTAAGAGCACGTTTTCGCATATCTGTTTTTTCCATTAACTTTTTTGCAGATTCACTCATTCGTTTTTTAGTAGAATCTTTATGTTTCCTACCTTTCCATATTTGGCTTAAATGGTTTTTAATAAATGATTTTCCTTTTTCGCTCTTAAAAAAATCATCATTTTTTTTACCCATGCTCTCTTTGAATTTAGGGTCTGCCCATCTAGCTTCAGCTTGTGATCGTCTAAACTCCTTATATTCTGAGGAAGATTGCCATTTACGTGAAGACTCTCCTATTTTAGCTTTAGTTTCACTAGATAAAACCCTATTCTTAGTTGAGTACGCTAAATTATTTTTAAAGGTATTAACGTGGTTTAAAAATTTATTATTATCCATCGCGTTAACTCTTTTAAGAAAATCGACTTCGTATTGGCACGCTTCATTAATCGAATCAAATGTTTTATGTATAATTATTTCAAATGGTAAAATATCTAATGCTAATAGATTTTTTACATCTTTTGAAGATGTAAAATATTTAATAAACAAATCTTCTTCGGGAGTTAATTTTAATCGAATGTTTCCATATCTTACGCCATAATACATTAATAATTTATCATTTATCATGAATTTAATAAGATAAGTATATGCAGCTATTTGATTTTTGGATTTATTAATTAGTTTCATATATTTATATATCCATAAATCCCAAGTATATTAATTAAAATCTAAAATAAAAACTATGAAAAACAATTTTAACATTACTAATCCAGACTATAAGGGAATTGCTGAATATGCAACCTTTAAGAATTTATTAAAAACTTATCCCAGTGGGATACTTTCAATAGTGTCAGACACATTTGATCTTTGGAAAGTTTGTACTGAATATCTTCCAAGATTGAAAGAAGAAATTATGTCTCGAGATGGTAAATTAGTTATTCGTCCTGACTCTGGTGATCCTGTAGATATTTTGTGTGGATACAATTTTATGGGACATAGAGAAAAAGACCCTGAATGTTATAAAGATTTATCACCTGAAGGTAAAGGTGTAATTGAATTACTTTGGGATGTATTCGGAGGAACTATCAATGAACAAGGTTACAAAGTTCTTGATTCACACATCGGAGCTATCTATGGTGACTCAATCACGATTGACAGAGCAAACGAAATCTGTAAGCGTTTAGAAGCAAAAGGGTTTGCATCAACAAACGTAGTGTTAGGTATTGGATCATTCACATATCAATACAATACCAGAGATACATTTGGTTTCGCAATGAAAGCAACTTATGTTGAGGTAAATGGTGTTGGTAGAGAGATTTTCAAGGATCCGATTACTGACGATGGTACAAAGAAATCTGCTACAGGTTTATTAAGTGTTCACAATCACGATAGTAAATATGTTTTAGTTGACCGTTGTACTTGGGAAGGTGAAGAAGTTAGTTCACTCCAAACCATTTATAAAGATGGTGAATTTGGTGTATTTTCAACTTTAACTGAAATTAGAGCTCGTTTAAAAGATGATAAGAAACTTTAGTTCAATAATCCTAGTTGTAGTAATAACTGGGTTAATATATGGCGGAATAATGTATCTTGTTATTGAAGATAGTAAGGTCTGCGATGAACAGGTCACATTGGATGATGGAACTTTGATCAAATCTACTAATGTAGTCTCTCGCGATAGCGGAATGAGCACCATAGAAACCTGTGATGGAGATCGCATACAGGTACCTACTATAAAAATTAAAATGATTACACGATATGAAAGCAAAACTGATTAAAAAAGAAGATGGTTATAATCTAGCAATAGAGCAACCTCAAGGAAGATTACTTGAAGCTACTTGTTCTCCTTCAGAACAATTAAGACTAGATAAGTCAGGAGCTAGTACTAAATACAAACTATCCAAACAAAACTGTGATGAGATATTTGGTGTAGTTGATGTTGAGAAGTTGGCTGAAAATCATCCGTTAGAGGTATCAAATGCTAGTCATGGTTTTGGGATTAAAGATGGAATAGTTTACGGCTTTAACAAAGCACTGGAGTTGAATCGAGACAAGGTGTTTACTATTGATGACATAGATAAAGCTATTGAATGGGCTACAGTCAATGGAAGAAAAGGAGATATTACTCATTATAGCATTGATAATTTTATCCAATCCCTCCAACAACCAACAGAAATTGAAGTCGAGATTGAGATTGAAAATAAAGAATATATCTTGAATCAAAATGGAGAAGGTTTTGAAGACCAGTCATACAGGACTTGGGAAAAAGTACCAAGGCTTGACTCTAAAGGATGTTTAATACTTAAAAAGTAAAAATAAATAATTTGGGGTAGGGCGACTAACATTACCTCAGTTTTCAAACAAAAAGCGCAGTTAATCAGGTGGTATAATAAGGCAGTAGAAGCTGAACCCATCCGTTGAGGATGGGACCAATGCAGGGGCAGAGCCTGCCCTGATTACAAAAATATGGCTCATCTAGTCGATACTTATGGATCACTTGATGAGCTATATGATCCATATATCAACAATATTTGATCCATAAGTAATAATAAATCTACTTGTCAATAAACATAAATTTGTATCAATAAACAGTACTAGTTTATTGATACAAAAATGGGTTTATTATATAAGACATAGATAATTCTTGGACACCGTTATCAATTGCAACACGCGTATCATTGATTTCTTTTTAGATTTTTCCACTAGATAAATAATAAAAATATCTTATTATGGCTGAGAAAAAACAAACAAAAGGAAACTTATTTTTTGGATGGGAAAATATTAAGTGGCTAATTCGAGAGATTGGAGAAATGTATTCCTCTAGGCAATCATATTTCTCTAAAAAGAGAATTGAATCTGGTATAGCGTTTATCGTTGCTCAATGGGGAATGGTGTTTTTTCTATTAGAAAAACACGCAGAAATGACCCAATCTGATCTTGCCTTATGGGCAGGTATAGAATTTGCAGTGTCGGGCTACATCATCAATCAGATACAAAAGGAGAAAAACCAATCGTCTTCTAACTCATCTGATGATACAATATAAAAATAACTTAATTACTTATGTTACTTAAGAAAGGATCCTCTGGAGAGGACGTAAAGAAACTACAGGCTAAGCTTGGCTTAACACAAGACGGATCATTCGGTTCAGTGACTGAATCAAAAGTTAAAGAATGGCAGGCTCAAAACGGGTTGACTTCTGACGGTATCGTCGGTGCCGCTACTTGGAGCAAGATGTTTGGTGTAAACGATCAGATTACTGATGCTGTGACTCAGGTTGCAGGCCTATCTCTTGATAAGTTGGTCGGCAAGGTTCCTCAAGGAGTTTTGGATGAGCTTGCAAAGATCGCTACCCAGTTTGGAATCACCAATAACTTGAGACTTGCTCATTTTCTCGCACAGTGTGCTCACGAGTCCGGAGCATGGAAATATAAATTAGAGATTGCTTCAGGTCAAGCATACGAGGGTCGAAAGGATTTGGGTAATACTCAAAAGGGTGACGGTGTTCGATTTAAAGGTCGAGGATATATCCAATTGACAGGACGAGCAAACTATGGCGTGTTTTCCCAGTTTATTGGAGAAGATTGTGTTGCTCAACCCGATCTAGTTGCGACAAAATATCCATTAGCATCTGCTGCTTTCTTCTTTAATCGTAACAAGTTATGGTCTATCTGTGATCAAGGAGCGACTGACGAAGTAGTGACTAAAGTCTCTAAACGAGTTAATGGTGGAACCAATGGATTAGCCGATCGTCTTGCTAAGTTCAAGACTTATCATGGACTACTTAAATAAATAACAAGGGAGACCTGTTCTCCCTTTTTTAAAATAATTCACACCGATGGAAAAAGGAGAGCGCTTCATAT